GGTCGGTCCCGGCATACATTGCCATTTCACCCTGGTCGGTCCAGAACAGGGCGTTATCCTCCGGCCCCGCGCCGCCGTCCCGTGTCCAGGTGCCGATGGCCTGAAGCTGGCCGCCCATGCTGAACACGCTGCCCAGATCGAACTCGGCCACGGTCCCGGCCACCGCATTGACCGGCAGAAAGCCAAACGTCAGGGAGTCGTTGAAAACGACAAACAACCGTTCCTTGAAAACCGTCACGCTGACAATATCCGTTGCCGTCACACCGCTCAAAGTAGGGGTGGCCCAGGCTGAACCATTCCAGTGGCGGGGCGCATCGGCACCGTTGCAAATCCACAGGAACGAACCGCCCGCCGTGGTGATGTTGACGGATTCGAATTTCGCATTGCTAAGGCTAGTGATGACGGCAGAACCCACCGACCCGGCGGACGTGACATCGTAGACGGCGGTTCCGCTGGCCGCAAACATGGTGTTGGCGGTGCCGGAATTATAGACCATCAGCGACTGCACGGTGGACGGCAGGCCGGTGACGTGATCCTCATAGCCGTTACGCACCTGAACGTGGGAGCGGGCCGGGAAGAAGTTGTCCAGGCGGATCGCGTCCGTCGGCGGCACCATATCCACGGAGTCGCGGGTGTTCAGGCCGCCCATCGGAGCCGGAACGGTGGCGTTGGCCCCGGTGATGCGCATTGGTGCTAGGCCCATCTCATCATCTCTCTAGGTAAACAACGGGCCAAATGCGGTGACCCCTTCCGTTGGACGGCCCGTCCGCTGCAAGCCGCTGATGATATTGGCAAGTATTCTTCGCCGCGTTTCATCGTCCACATCCGCAAATGTACGCACTGGCGGTGCTGGCGCTGCATCCGTATCGGTAGTGAGATCCGGCACGATTTCTATATCCGGGGCACCCCCGTCCACTTCGCCCGCATCATCGAACCCGGCTGATTCTTCCGTTCCTGTAATTCCCGACAGTGCATCTGCAACGGCTTGCTGTCCCGCCGATAGCGCTTGACCTATCGGGTCAGTGATGGGGCTGAAGAAATCTCCGATGCCGGTGCGGACACCCGCCAGCGCATCGCTTAATGCAGTGACGCCAGGAATGGAGCGCACGGCGGGAATGTTAATCAAGCCCTTGTTCTCTGCCAGCCCTGCTATGGTGGCCGCAAATCCGACTGTTCCAGGTAGAAATCCCGCCACCCCGATCACCGTATTGGTGATGGTCGGGTTGAGCTGGGCAAATACCTGGGAGGCCAATATGCTGGCCTCGGACGGTTGCGGATTGTTGATGGCATAACCCTGTTGGTCTTGGGCATTCAGGGCTTGTAAATCAGCAATGCTGATTCCCAGGCGGCCTGTTTCATCCTTGTTGTTTAGCGCTACTTCTGATCTGAGGCCCCAGCTGTTAGCTGGAGAAAAGCGCCCTATTCCGCCTTCGCTAATCGGGGCATCCAGAGCATCCAGTGCCGCTTCGTGAGCGTCATAAGCCTCTGTTTCGTCCATAGCAAGACTAGTCGCCGTGGCGGCCAAGGCCAAGTTGGTCGCCATCTGTTCAGCAGTAGCATCTGTGGTGTCGCCGGAATAAGGAGTTTGGTCTTGTTCCAGAGATTCCTCAAAAAAGGATTCGGTTCCCGGTTCGGAAATGGTGCCAGTGAAGCCAGGAACTGCTGGCGATGTCACATTAAGCATTCCCGCTGCGATATCCCCTTCTGTAACTCCGGGGCTGGTAGTAGCGCCTCCATATGTGGATTGTCCATGTGGTCCGGTGGGTGTGCCAAGCGTCCCCATTCCTAAATTCTGAGCTGATGGCTCCTGAAGCCCTGCGAGGCTAAAGAAGCCCGGTGCCAAGCCAAGTGCTATCTCTCCTGTCAGGTCGGTATGTACTGTCGTCATCGACGGCGGAACTGCCGGTTTAACTGTTCGGACGGTAATCGGGGGCGGGGTTCTAGCTAACGCTTGGCTTATCCTCGACTGTGCGGCTATTTGATTGGCAAGGTCTTGCTCAATAGTGGCCTGTTTTTGGGCTGCCGCTCTTCGTGCTTCTTGTTTGTCGTATTCCACCTGTCGCTGCTGTTCTTCATGTAGAGCCAGCGTTTGCTGGGCCATGGAAATCTCTTGGGCAGTAGGCTCAAAGCTCCAGCCATGCTCGCCGACAGCGTGTCCTTCGGGTGATTGAGCCTGCCCCCCTGCTAGTCCTAAGATTCCAAGGGCTATGTCCATGTCAGATGGCCCTTCTTGAGAGCCCGGAACGCCTAGAGTCCCAAAATCTTCAAACCCCATAGCGCCGCCGCCATAACCTGGGTTCGGATCGGCTTCGCTAAAGAACGCCGGTATGCCCCCAGCCATGTACTGGCCGCCGCCGGGGGCAACGCCGCCCCCTTGTGAGCGCAACAAGTTGGCCTCGCCGGGGGTTACGAAGGCGGGGAAATGCCCAGGCGGTGCCCTGCGCTGAAGCGCACGGGCAAGCAATTCTCCATACAGATCACGGGCCATCAGTCAGTCCTAGTAAGGCTTGGCCCCTCTGGCGGTTCTGGCCTTGGGGTTTGCCTTCATTCCCTTGGTCGAACCGGCAGTGATATTCTCGGTCGCCATCGCCGGATTGAAGGCCCCGCCGGTATGGACGGGAGGCTTCTGCACCGTGGTGCTGTCGTAGGGCGATGCCCCGGCAGTTCTGGCCTTGGGGTTGGCCTTGTATGCTACGCCACCAAAATTCGGCATGATATTCTCCTCAGTGGGGTTACAGGGTGTAATTTCCTTCGGGTTCGTTCAGTGCGAGGATGGCGCGGCCTGGACCGGCCATGCGCAGAATCGGCTTAGCGCCGTCCTGGTTGGTGTATTCGATCATCCGCGTCTGGTATTCCAGAAACTGCTGGTCATAGGGCAGACCCTTCAGCTTCAGGAAGCGCCAGACCACGCCCAGCACGATCAGTTCTTCTTCCAGCACCGTCGTCTGGCTGTCGCCGGTGAACTTGTCCGCATTGGCGGTGCTGCCGCCGGAAGTATCGACCCAGTTCTTCGAAACGTATTCGAAATTGACGGATTCACCCGCCGTGGGGGTCGGACTCATCAGCAGATTACCGCCGCGAATGCGGAAATAGTTGGTGATGCCGCCCGATACGATGGCCTTGATTCGCTGCCACTGGGAGCCGGTGATCGGGCCGTAGTATTTTCTGTCGGTGGTTCGGTTCCACAATGTATTGTTGGAAAAGCGTCCAAAATCTGACGCAATGGTGGTCATCGCGCCCTGGCTCTCGGCGGCCACGGTGGTATGGGAACCCTCCTGAATGAGTACTTCCCACTTGTACTTGCGTACCTGTGCGCGGCCTTCCTGGTTGACGGCAGCTTCCAGCTGGATCACCGATAAATCCGTGGATGCCGTGACAGCGGACGGCGAGGTAATGCCGATTATATTGGCCGCGTCCTGGCAGATCGTCAGCAGGGTCATCCGACCGTCCGTACCGGTTCAATGCCAGCGGCACCGGCTATATGATCGCGGGCCTTTTTGCGCAGATCGACCATGCCCGCACCCAGCGAATTGATCGAAGCGTCCGACAATTCAGCCAGCTGTTCGACGGTTTTCACGTCCTGTTTTTCCAGGGTCGCGGCACGGCGCTTGCCCAGGCCCTTGATGTCCGTGAGCGGTGTGCCCTTGGCGCGAATCTCGGTCGCGCCGGTCTTCTGATAGGCCGCCAGTTCCAGAGGGAAATGTTCTTCCAGAAAGCCCAGCTTTTCAGAAACCTTGTAGATCACCGTATTCATGTCACCGACCCGGCGCACTTCCACCAGATCGGGGCCATCGTCATTATCAATGAATTCAATACGCAGATTGCTCATATGGCAGTCACGGGGGGGCGTTAACCCCCCCGCTCCCTACTTTGGACTAGATCGCAGCCGACATTGGCCACGTTCCCATGCCAGCAGCTTCACCAGCGGTGCCGCCACGGGCAGTTGTCAGGAACAGACCATTAACGGCTGTTTGTGACGTTGAGTCATCGTCCAGCGACCCGGCAGTAGCAGACGAATAGAGGGTCACGTCAGCAGCAGCCGACGCCAGCACGTTCATCGTGAGGACGCCTGTGAGCTGAACCCAACCATATTCACCGGAACTGATGGCCTCTGGAGCGACCCCGATGATATGCCCATCATCGATGAGCGCTTTAGTGCAAGGAACCCCCGAATAGGCTTCAGTTACAGCCGCCACATCGTACTGCGCAATGGCAGAACCAGCGGTGATGTAAAGCCAAGTCGAGTTATCCGTGCCTATCATCCGAGTCCCGATGGCTTGCGACGGGGTTGATTCCGTCCCGCCATCGAAGTCGATGCCAACAGCACTTTGTGTAGTATATGCCATTCGCTCCTCCTACTAGGCTTGGATGACGCCTTGCCGTGCGCGGTTGCTGACCGTCATATTACCGGCCCATGCAACAGGCATGACAAGCGCATCCTGGTTTACGGAAGCCTTCTCGCCAAGAGGTACAAATTCCCGGCCTTCGGCATATCTTAGGAACAGATAGTCCGTATTCAGGAAGTACATCTTGGAAGCAGGACATTGATCGTCATAGTACACCGGCGCGTCCATGAACATCAGGTTCATGAAACCCGCTGATGCCGATTCATCAGAGGTAAACCGCTGGTTCGTCTGCAAGGACGCCCAGTAGTACCCGAAATAAACCGAATCTGCGACGATCACGTTTGGCCGATCCGCACCGCGAATACAGGCCAGCCAAAGAGTATTCATGGCCGTCTGGATCGTGGTGGCGGAAGGGGTAACGGTCTCGGTCGAGAAGTCGTACACCTGATTCGCCCAGAACGTGTAGGTGCCGCTGTTGATGCCGCCCACGGTGTTGCCCACCGTACCCGGTACCAGAAGTTGCAGCCCACCTAATTCCTTGGAATCGGTGCCTGTGCCGTCGGCATACAGTGCCGTCGCCATGTCGTTCTTGAGCGACTTTTCGAGATTACGAATGCGGCTTTTGAGAAGATTGAAAATCTGCTCTGGGCCGCTGTTCTCGACTTGCTCAAGTCCTGAAATGACCACATTGCCCGCAAGCTGCTTGTAATTGAACTCGGCAGCGGTGAAGACATTGCTGGTGCTGGTGTCCAAGACTTCATAGCCGGAATACCACTTGGTCGTGGAGTTGACCGCATATTCAAGCTCTTGAACGATGGTCCGACCCGTCGCGGGCATCTTGTTGCCGTTCCGGTCAATGTGACGCAGCAACGCATTGTTGTTGGTCACGTTATCGGCCATCGTCTTGGAGTAGCCAGCAAGCGTAGTGGTCACGATCTCCGTGTATGTACTATTTGGAGATGTCGCCATTGTGCTTAGCTCCCATCATGGAGCAACAGTAACTAACCGGCACGTACCTCGCCAATCGTCGAGCGTAAAATAGAGTCGAGATCGGATTCCTTGACGGAGCCGCTGGGCGGCGTTCCGCTGGTGCGCCCTGGCGCTGCCTTTTTCGCTTTATCGACAGCCGCCTTGCGGCGACTTTCTTCTTGCGTGGCAACCGCCTTGCGTTCCGCCTGGAGGGTCTGCTTGAACAGATCATCATCCATGCGAACCGCCTTTTCATAGGCTTCCTGTAAATCCGTGGTCTCTCCCGCATTCACCAGACGGCCCATCCGTTCGCGCACGGCTTCAAAGTGCGGGTGCTTGAGATTGCCCTTGGAGTCTGTTTCCGTGGCAAAACCCTCAACCTGACCCACCAGTTGCTGCTGTTCGCGATTGATCTGGCCCTGTTTCAACGAATTGAGTTCGGCATTTTGTCGGTTCAGCTGCTGTTGCAGTTGCTGAAATTGCGGATCGGGGGGCGTTTCGTCCACCCAGT